CATGGACGTGGCTGAATGGGAACAGCGTTTCCGCGCCCTGAAGCCCAAGGAGCCGGCGGGCGGGTAGGACACGGCCGCCGGTTAGGTGGGTGGGGTCGAGCTTCTCCCCGGCCCCATCCACCACCCCGCTTCATGCTTGCATTAGGGTGCTGACTGTCGCCCTACCGACAAGGAGAACCCATGAAACACTGCACAATCGGGTCATGCACCCGTTTTCCGACAATGGGGGAACAATGCGTCACCCACTGGTACGAGATTCAGGGCAAGCCAATGCCGGCCATGGTGCCGCTTACCCCAGGCGGGTGGGTTGACACATGGCGTCGAGGGGCCGCCGCCAAGCAGGCCGCTATTGCCCAGGTCGGGCAGTCAGCCGACCCGGTGTTCAAGGCCGCCGCAGTGCGCGCAATCCGCGACCTGTGCACCCGCCAGCAGGAGCTGACCGCCGACGACGTGTGGATGGCGCTAGAGCGCTCAGGAGCCACCCAGACGCACGAACCCCGCGCCCTGGGTGCTGTCATGCAGTACGCCGCCCGGCTGGGCCTGATCGCTGCCACAGACCGCTGGCAGGAATCAGTGCTCCCGCAGCGCCACGCCCGCCCCGTTCGAGTCTGGGCCGCCCAATGAACCCCGCAGAATTCTGGTTCATCAGCATTCTGATGTTTGCCGCCGGCTACTGGACATGCCGATGGTTGGGGTGACACCCGTGTACGGGTACACCGTCCTAAGGTCAGAGGACAAGCAAACAATGGTCCAAATTTTTTGGGATTTGGAAACAGGCCAACTACTCCACGCACAGGTATGCACCCGGCCACGGCCGTGGGGAGTGTGGGGGCCGCCAACAGAAGTTGAGAGAGTTGATTAGACGCATCATGTGCCTGACCGCTGGAATTGTCCTATTAGCGCCTGTAAGCCCCGTAGAGGCCCGTTGGGAGCCTGTGCTGGGCCGAGACACCATGCAACGGCTAGCGACCTGTGAGACGGGCGGACGCCTCGATCACCTGACCCGCAGCTACGTCGGGGCGTGGGGCTTCTACAAAGGCACCTGGCGACTGTTCAGCGACACTCCGGTGCATCGCGTCAAACACCTGAGCTGGGAGCAGCAGGCCCGCGTCGTCGACCGGGCGTTCTGGTTCGGCCACACTAAGCGCAACGGCAAACACAACGGGGCCGTGGGGCCATTTGGCCACGGGTGTTTCAAGTACCACTACGCCAAGGATGCAAACCTACGCGCACGGGTGTGCAATAATCGCAAACAACAAGTGCGGCGCTGGTGCCGCTGACAGGCAGGAGAAGAAATGCCCAGGGAGAAGAAGTACACGAAAACCATTGCGTTCCGTGTGACAGCAGAAGAATGGGAGTTGATCGCGGCCGGCATGAAGGTCGACGGCGTCAGCACCCCGTCCAAGTTCATCCGCAAGGAACTTGACCTGACGTTCAAGACGCTCAGGCTTGTCAAGGAGCAGGACGCCAAGCGCGAGGCCGCAGCCGCCAAGCGCGCCGCCAAGAAAGCCGCCGCCAATGTCAACGCCTGACACGCTCGCCAAGCTGGCCGCCCGGCTTCAGCACTACGCCGCCATGTCAGACACGTTCGGCCCCACCGAGGAAGGCCACGTCATGCGCCTAGCCGCAGCCGTCATCGTCGAGATGGAAACCACGTTGACCCAGCAGCTGCAGTCCCTTGAAGCCGAGCTGGATCGCATCACACGGGAGCGCGCAAACCTGTGCTAGCACGAACGTCTGAAACATTGACCAACATTGCTGCAGCAATAGTCAAGTCCGCCGCCGAACTTGAGGACATTAAAAAAGAAGGGTCGGCGCAAATTCCAACGAAGTCAGGCGGCTCATACTCATACCGTTACGCCACCCTTCCAGGCATCCTTCAAGCGGTCAGGCCCGTTCTGACAAGGCACGGCCTTGCGGTTCTTCAAAACGCCTCTGAAGGCCCCCACGGCTCTGTTTACATTTCCACCATGATTGTCCACAGCTCGGGCGAGTTCATCGTCCTTGACGCCCTGCCGATGCCAATGGGCAACACAGCCCAGGAGACTGGGTCTGCAATCACATACGGTCGGCGCTACCAGCTTCTTGCCGCGCTCGGCCTTGCCGCTGACGACGATGACGACGGCGCAACCGCCGCGCCTAGGACAAGCACGTCGGGCACACCGTTTACCGGCACGAAAACCATCACCAACAAGATGAAGGGCAAGTGCATCCACTGCGGCAACACCGTCGACGTCGGGGAAGGCATCGCCACGAACAACGGGTCGGGCTGGAAAACGTCCCACATCGAGGGCCAGTGCCCGCCGGAGGCGTTCTAATGTACGAAATTCTGCTGTTCGCATTTCACACGCTTGCGGTGTTTGCGTTGGGCGCATGGTTTGGGAGGGTCAATGCCCGATAGAAACACAATGCAAGACCACATTGAGGACTTGATGACGGAACTGGTACGCACGCGCGAAGCCATCCGCACGTTGCACAAGGCCAATGAGGAGCTGCGCGTCAAGCTTGCCATTGCACAGGCCGAGGTGGATGGCTATGTCAAGCGCCACGACGCTGACCGCCGCATCATCACCGAGCTTGGCGAACGTATGCGCAGACTGGCGTACGGGCGTGGGTGAGCGCGTCAGGGACAGCCTGCACATCAGCGAACGTATGTGGCAGGACAAGGTTGAGCACCTGGCAATCCTGAACGGCTGGCTAGTCGATCACAAGACACCCATGCGCTACGCATCAGGCCATGTACGCACCACCGGGCTGCCAGGCATGCCCGACCTAACCCTGATTCACCCCGCCGGCCATGGCTTCATCATGGCTGAGCTGAAGACTGACAAAGGTCGGCTGAGCGACAAGCAAAAAGCGGTTGCCCGCGCCCTGCTAGCCAACGGCGTCGAATACTACGTCTGGCGACCCAGCGATTTAAAGGACGTTGAAGAACGGCTTGCCCGTTGGCGTAAGCACTGATAGAACGCCCGCCTACAACTGAGTCACCCATGGCCTAACCCCGTTTGCAGGGGATTGGCGTAACACACGGGAACGTGGGTAGAGCGGGCTATGCCCGTGCAGCGTCCAAACGTCACAAATGCGACTGGTGACTGTCCGCAACCTACGAACATCTGGCCACCTCGGAGACATACCGAAAGCGCGAGGGGGACAGGTGCCCGGACTCTAAGTCGACACCGAGGCGCAAGCCCCCCGGGGGGCGCAGCGCAATAGGGGGGATGTTACGCTCCCAGCTGGAGAACACGATCACATGCCAGCACGAACAAGCAAAACCGCCTACCTACAGGCCCGCGCCGCAATCCTCGCCGGCTCACCCCTCTGCCACTGGTGCGGCACAGCCCCAGCAACCGAAGCCGACCACCTCATCGAGCACGACGCCGGAGGCACCGATGACACCAGCAACCTCGTACCCGCCTGCAAACCCTGCAACGGCAGACGCGGCGCCCGCTACAAAGCCCGACGCGACGCCAACATCAAAGCCAGGCGCGAACAAGCCGTCAACGCAAACGCCAAAAACGCATTTTTTACTGAGACTGACATGCCCCCGCACCCTCCATTGTCTCTCTCTTTTGCAAACCAGCCAGGAACAGCCGTGACTGGCCCTGACCAGCTCGATGTTGTCGGGGTTGGCCGGGAGCAGCCCCGGTTGGAGTCGGCGCGGTTTGGGGAAGATTCGTTTGGGCCTGCTGTTGCGTCTTGGGCTGACCGCCATCTGATGCCTTTGATGCCTTGGCAGGTGTATGCGGTTACCGGGATGCTTGAACATGAGGGCGGTGAGCTGCGCCGGCGGGAGGCGCTGGTGTCTACGGCCCGTCAGCAGGGCAAGTCTGTTCTGTTGACCAGTCTCATTGGCTGGTGGACGACTGAGCATGCCGCGACTCTGGGCCGACCCCAGCACGTCCTGTCCACGGCCAACCAGCTTGACCGCGCCGAGGCAATCTTCAGCACGTTGGCTCCGATTTTGGTCGAGCGGTTCGGCGGCAAATCGTTGCAGGCCATCGGCCGCAAGAAGGTCACCATGCCGGACGGCTCGACGTGGGAGATTCGGGCCGCGTCGTCCCGCCTGCACGGCGGCAGCTACGACCTCATCGTGGTGGACGAGCTGTGGAACATCAGCCCGGCCGTCATGGACGAGGCGCTGCGCCCCTCAATGATTGCCCGACCAAACCCGTTACTCGCAGCCTTTTCCACAGCTGGGGACATGTCCAGCCAGAGCATGATTCACATGCGGGAACAGGCGTTGGCTGACATTGACAACGGCAACCTGACCGACACTTACTTTGCTGAATGGTCGATGCCGATGGGGGCCGACCCGAAAGACGAGCGTTGGTGGGGGTGGGCAAACCCGGCGCTTGGCACCACCGTCACCCTGGCGGCATTGCGGGCCGCCGCCAAAAAGGAGTCTTTCCTGCGGGCACACCTCAACCAGTGGATTACGACCCGGGGCGCCATGCTTGACCCAGGCGTCTGGGAGAGCTGCACCACCGACCGCCCGATGCCAGGCGGCGGCGTTCTAGCCATCGACTCATCCGTGGACGAGGCCAGGTATGTCGGCACCCGCGCCACCGTCGCCGACGGCCAAATCATGGTCGACGTCGAATTCGTGGTCGACTCCGAGGAAGCCATGTGGGACGAGGTCGCCCGCGTCATGGCCGACAAGACCGTGAACCTGGCGGTGACCCCGACGCTTGAGATTCACTTGCCACCAGAGCTGGCCCGCCGCACCGGCACTGTTGGCTACGGCGAGCTCATCAAATACACGAGCCTGGTGCGCGGCATGATTCAGGAAGGCCGCGTCGTCCACACCGGGGCGCGCACCCTGTCGGAGCACATGAACCGTGCCGTGGGTGTCAAGACTGCGCAGGGCTACGTCCTGTCTTCGCAGAAGTCGCCTGGCCCGATTGAGGTGGCGCGCACAGCTGTCTGGGCTATCGCCTTAGTGTCGCGTCCGCAAACAAAACAGAAACCCATGCTTGTGGTTTCCTAGTGCTGTATGGTGACCGCGGCGGCCCCGTGTCGGGCGGTGGCCACCACATCGAGACATGGCACTGTTTACACGCAAAGAAACCAAAGCGCAGATTTCACCGGCCGAACCGGCGGTGCGCGCAGCTGTCGGCGGGTACAACCCCAACGCCGCGGGCGTGTCCCTCATTGGGCAGTACTACACCTACCAGGAAGGCGAGGCCCGTAACCGTGCTATGACGGTGCCGGCCATCAGTCGCGCCCGCGACCTTCACGCAAACGTCATCAGCGCCATGCCGCTCCAGATGTACCGCGAACGGTGGAACGACACTGAGCGCGAAATGGAGGACGAGTACATAGCGCCGCGCTCCTGGCTGCGCCGCCCCGACCCGTCAATCAGCTACGAGACACTCATGTCGTGGACGTTTGACGACCTGTTCTTCTTTGGGCGGGCGTTCTGGTACATCACCAGCCGCACCCAGGACGGCTACCCCGCATCCTTCACCCGTCTGCCCACCGGCTCGATCACGACACCTGACCAGGCTGGCCCCGTCTGGTACGCCCCCAGCAACGAGCTGTATTTCAACGGCGAAATGCTCGACCCCGCAAACGTCGTGCAGTTCATCGGCGCCACCCAAGGCTTGATTTACAGCTCCGAGCAAACAATCGCCACCGCCCTACGCATTGAGGACGCCCGGCTGCGTAACGCCGCTTCTTCAATCCCGTCGGGCATCCTGCGTCAGGTCGGTGGCGAACCTCTCAGCGCACAGGAGCTGGCCGACCTGTCGGCAGCGTTCAACGCGGCGCGGTCATCCAACCAGACTGCCGCCCTCAACGAATTTCTGACGTACGAGCCGACGTCGGCCACCCCAGACAAAATGCTGCTAATCGAGTCGGCCCAATTCTCGGCGCTGCAAATGGCACAAATTGCAAACATCCCGCCGTACCTGTTGGGTGTCCCTACCGGCTCATACGCGTACACGAACAGCCGCGAGTCGCGCTGGGATCTGTGGTTGTACGGCACCAAAGGCTACGCCGAAGTCATTGCCGCCACGCTCAGCGCCAACAGCATCCTGCCGAACGGCACCTACGTTGCGTTCGACTACGAGGCGTACCTAGGCGAAATGGACGACGCAAACACCTCACGCGAAATGGTCGACGTTGAGGAAAACACCCAGGAGGAGATCGCATGATCCGCTTTACGTCAGATTCTGTCAGCGTTCAGGCCAAGAAGGGCGACGACGGCGAGCGCCGCATTGACGCCATTGCCGTGCCCTACAACGTGTTCGCCACCGTCAGCGGCGGCCAGGAAGTCATGTTCAAGCCGGGCAGCCTGCCGGTTGACGGCAAGGCACCCCGCGTTTTCATGTACCACGACTCCAGCAAGCCGGTCGGCATTGTGGCTGAGCGCGTCGACACCGACGAGGCCATGCTGGCCTCCATGAAAATCAGCCGCACCGCGCTGGGCGACGAGGCGCTGGTGCTTGCAGCCGACGGCGTCATGGACGTCTCCGTCGGTGTGAACCCGGTCGAGTTCACCGAAGACAAACAGGGCCGCATCATCGTCACGAAAGCCGAGTGGATGGAATTGTCACTTGTTCCCATACCGGCGTTCGCAGGTGCTACCATCACAGAAGTAGCCGCGCAAGCAGCGACAGACCCCGACGAAACCGAAAACCCCGAAGTTCCACAGGAGGAACCCATGGAAGCCACACCCGCACAGGCAGACGTCGTCGAGGCAGCTGCCATTCCCACCCCGGCACTGCCGGCCCAGCCCAAGCGCAAGTTTGCCATGCCGTCCGCAGGTGAGTACCTGGCCGCGTACCACATCGGTGGCGACACGTTCCGCAAGGTCAACGAGGCGTTCGTCGAGGCCGCCAAGGACAAGCAGACCGCCCTGCAGGCCGCAGCCGGCGACGTCCTCACGACCGACACCCCGGGCCTGCTCCCGGTGCCCGTGCTTGGCCCTGTGTTCCAGGATCTGAACTACATTCGCCCTGTGGTCGCAGCCGTGGGCGCTCGCGCGTTTCCGGACGGTGGCAACAGCAAGACGTTTATCCGTCCGACCTGGACGACCCACACGTCGGTCGCGTCGCAGTCGCCCGAGCTGAACCCGGTGTCGGCAACCACGCCGGTCATCGCGTCCAACGTCGTCAGCAAGACCACGCTTGCCGGTCAGGTCACCCTGTCGGTGCAGGACGTCGATTTCACCAGCCCGGCCGCCATGGAAATCATCCTGCGCGACCTCGCCGGCCAGTATCTCCTGCAGAGCGACAACCAGTGCGCCGACCAGATTGTCGCTCAGGGCGTCGCATCCGGCGTCACCTGGACGGTGAACGGCACCGACCCGTCCGACCTCATCAACACGCTGTACGAGGTCGCCGAGTCCATCCTGGCCGCCACCAACTTCCTGCCCGACCATCTGTTCGTCAGCGTGGACGTATGGCGCAAGCTCTCAAGCCAGCTCGACGCCGATAAGAGGCCTGTTTTTCCGTACGCCGCAGCGGCGGGCCTCATGGGCGTCAACGGCATGGGCACCCAGACCATCACCAGCACGAACACCCTCAACCCGTTTGGCCTCAACCTCGTCGTGGATCGTAATTTCGCGGCAGGAACGATGGTGCTCGCCCGTGGCTCCGCAGTGGAGTTCTACGAGCAGGTGCGCGGCTTGATGTCGGTGGAGGCACCGGGGACGTTGGGCCGGGTGTTCAGCTACTACGGGTACGTCGCCACGTTCATCGCCGACGACACCATGGTGCAGAAGATCACCGTCGCCTAACTCTCAGGCAACGAGCAGACCATGTCGGAGATTGCGTACGTCATTCGGGCCATGCGCCTGAATGACTACGCAGTCCTCCAACTACTGACAAACATCGACGCCACACCCGGCCAAGAGATTGAAATCTCGGGCGTTGCGGCATCGTTCAACGACTCTGGCACCCTGCTGGTTGCCTGCCCCCAGTACGAATTTACGGGCGTCGACGACGAAGGAAACTGGACGTTTGACTTTGACATTCCGGTGTCAAATCAGGTCATGTACCAGAACCCTGGGGCCGACGTCACCTGGTACGCGGTTGACCCGTACGGCCTTGTTGAGTGGAACCCTGTTTGCACATGGGCGACAAACGCCAACGTGACCGAATGGCTAGGCATCGCTGTCGCCACCGCAAACGACACCGCGTTCATCACCAAATGTGTCAAGGCCGCAAACCAGTTTGCGTATCGACGCCGGCTGGAATCTGGTTACTTGACTGACGAGCTGTCTAAAGTGCCTGGCGACGACGTCCTGCTGGGCACCATCATGTACGCCGCCCTGCTCTACAGGGAGCGCGGCAGCGCTGATTCCTTTGCGTCATTTGATGCCATGGGCACTGTGCCAGTGCCCAGCGCCTTGGGCCGCATTCTGCAGCTGCTTGGCGTCGGTCGCCCCCAGGTCGCCTAATGCCCGTCTCAGGCATCCTCTGGGACGCGGTAAACGCCACCAGCACCGCCATAGCCGGCTTGAACACCGGGTACGCGGTTGTCACCGACCCGCGCAACGCCCGCCCCATGACGTTCTTTCTGGAGCTGCCAACCGTCGAGGCATTCACCTACAACGTGGGCGACATAACCCTCCGCATCAGGATCTGCGCTCCGCCGCCCGGCAACCAGGACGCCAGCAACTTCCTGCTTACATTGGCGGACACCATCATGAATTCAGCAATAGCCGTGACAGACCTCCGCCCAGGTGTCATGATTATTGGCGGCGGACAGGAGCTGCCGACATACGACCTGACCGTGCGGGTGGCCGTGCGGCGCAACTAAAGGAAACACAATGCCCACAGCAACATTCCTCTCCAACGCCACGGTGAACATCACGCAGGGCGTCACCACGACCGACTTGTCCGACCAGTGCCGTTCGGTTACCGTCACCATCGGCAGTGACCCGCTGGAGTCCACCGCCATGGGCGACACCGGCCACCGCTTCGTGTCGGGCCTTCAGTCCGTCGAGGTGACCCTGGAAATGTTCCTCAGCTACGGCGCAAGCGAGGTCGAGGGCATCCTGTCCAGCTGTGTCGGCACCGGCACCACCACCCTGGTGATCAGCCCGTCAGGCACCACCGAGTCGGCCACGAACCCCGAGTACACCATCGCTAACTGCATGCTCCAGAACTTCACGCCGATTGCGTCCACCGTGGGCGAACTTGCCATGGTCACCGCCACGTTCACCGGCGGCACCTGGGTGCGCGACGTCACGGCCCCGTAAACACCTACCAACCGAGGGAGAAGAAATGCAGCTGCACCTGCACGTCACCACAAACGACGGCCAGGACTACACCGTCACCACAAACCTGTTCGTGGTCGTCGCCTGGGAACGCAAATACAAGCGGAAAGCTTCCGACCTGGCGTCCGGCATTGGCGTTGAGGATCTGGCGTTCATGGCGTTCGAGTCCTGCAAACAGTCAGGCATCGTCGTACCAGCAGTGTTCGACGACTACGTCAAGAAACTGGCTGCCATTGAGGTTGTTGGGGAGGAACCCGAAAACCCTTCCTGAAAGGCTCGTACCACTACGCGCTAGCGGTGGTGCTGGTCAGCACCGGGTACTGGCCACCCGACATCCCGTTCAGCGGGCAGGCGCTAGCCACGGTGGTTAGTATCTTGAACGAGCAAGCGAGGAAACAACGGTGACGACGACAGCCAACATAAGCCTGGTAGGCGTCGAGGACGCCATCAAGCAGCTGCGCCGCATCGACCCCGAGCTGCGTAAGCAGTTCAACCGTGACGCCAAGGAGATCGGGGCACCGGCGGTCAAGGCCGCGCAGGCCGCCTACCCCGAAATGCCGCTGTCGGGCATGAACCGCCAGTGGAAAGCCAAGGGCCGCACCCTGTTCCCGTACAGCGTCGCCAAGGCCCGCCGAGGCACCAAGGTCAAGGTTGACACGTCCCGCAAAACCAGCAATGTCATCCTGATCCAGCAGACCGACCCCGGTGCCGTCATCTTTGAGGTCGCCGGCCGCAAGACCGCAAACATTCTTGGCCGCAATCTTGGTGTGGTGGCACCGACCGAAACCCGTGTGCTGTCTAAGGCCGTCGAGCAGAACCGCCGCGCACTGGAGGCCGGGTTTGAGCGCCTAGTGCGCGACGTCATGCGAACTGTTGACAAGGAAACCCGCTAATGGCCATTAACATCCCCATTGTTTCCGAGTTTGTTGACACGGGCGTCAAAAAAGCCATTAAGGAGTTCAAGCAGCTAGAAACCACTAGCGAAAAAGCCCAATTTGCGATCAAAAAGGCGGCGGTGCCAGCAGCTGCCGCGCTGGGCGCCCTGACAGTGGCCATGGGTGACGCGGTCAAAGCCGCCATGGAGGACGAAAAAGCCCAGCAACTGCTCGCCCGCCAGCTGAAGGCCAGCACCGGCGCAACCGACAACCAAATCAAATCAGTCGAAAAGTACATCACGGTGCAGGGCCGCAACCTTGGCATTACCGACGACCAGCTGCGCCCAGCGCTGGCTGGACTGGTGCGCGTCACCAAGGACGTTGACGAGGCGCAGAAAGCCACAAACCTGGCTATGGACATTGCCGCCGCTAAGGGCACCAGCCTGGAAACGGTGACTAAGGCCATGGAGAAGGCGTACGGCGGCAACCTGAACGCGCTGGCCAAGCTTGACCCGTCAGTGCGCCAAATGATTAAGGACGGCGCCAGCCTTGAAGAAGTGTTTGCAACGCTTCAGGGCACGTTCAGCGGGGCTGCTAAGGAGGCGAGCAACACCGCTGCGGGCGGGTTTGCCAAGATGAAGCTGGCCCTCGATGAGACGAAGGAGTCCATTGGGGCGGCCCTGTTGCCCGCCATCCAGAAGGTGCTGCCGTATCTGCAGCGGGCGGCCGAGTGGGCGCAGGACAACCCCAAGGCGTTCACAATCATTGCCGGCACGATTGCGGGCGTGGCCACTGCCATTCTGGCTGTAAACGCCGCCATGGCTCTAAACCCGTTCGGCCTGATTGCGGTGGGTATCGCCGCGCTGGTTACCGGCATCACCATTGCATATACCCGCTTTGAGACGTTTCGTAACATCGTTCGGGCTGTCATCAACGGCGTAGCCAGCTACATCGAGTTCATGGCTAATGCCTGGGTCAAGGCCACTAACACGATTATTCGCGGCCTGAACCTCATTAACCCGTTCAAGGACATTCCGTACTTGGGCGACGTCAAGCTGGGTCGTATTGGTGGCGACGGTGGCGGCTCCCGGTCAACGGTGGCGGCTATCTCAGCCGGGGACATGCCAGGCGCTGGCGGGGGCGCTGGGGGCGGTTCTGGGGCGATTCCTGGGCTGGGGGCTGGTGTGGCCCAGTCGGCTGCTTCACGGGCCACCAGCGCCGCTAGGAACGCTGTAGTGGTGCCTAAAGGCCCTGACGGCTATGTCGGCCCTATGGGCCTGCCTGAGATCAGCCTGGGCGGCTTGCGCCTTGACCAGATTGACCCGTCTATCGGCGGCACCGCGGGCATGGCAGCTGCGCCTGACGTGACCATCAACGTGAACGGCGGCGATCCGAACGCGGTTGTGGACGCGCTGCGCGAATACATGCGCCAGAACGGGTCCATTCCCATCACAGTCAGCCCGTTCTAATGCCACAGAACTACGTCGTTGAGTACAGCACCGACAACATGGTGTTTACAGCACTGTCAAACGTGCAAGACATCAGCATCTTTGTCGGCCGACACCGGCAGCTTGACCCGTACTCATCGAGCCGTGCGGTCATCACTGTGCGCTACCCGACGGGGTTTGCATCGCCCATTACGGCGTTGACCAGCGGCAACTTCATCAGAATCAATAACCAGTCCAGCGGCCAGTTCATGTTTACGGGTGTCATCAACAACGTCAACGTGTCGTACGGCATCCCGTACGCAGGCGGAGTAGGCAACGCTGACTACCTTACGCTGTCAGTCGAGGGCTCGTTCAGCCGGTACGGCCGCGTACAAGGGCTCGGCTATTCCATGGCGGCTGACACCCTTTACGAACAGCTGCTGGATTGCTCAACACAAACCGGACTCAGTGTGCAAACACTGTCAACAAACACTCAGGCGCTGGCCGCAACAACAGTGGACGGGGCATGGGGCGACTGGCTGGCAGCAGTGCTGCAAACCATCAACGGCCGCGTGTGGGACTCCCAAGCCGCTGGCATCACAACGGTTCGCACCCCATTCAACGTCACTACAAGCCCAATAACGTTCAGCGACACCGCAAACAACGCCACTAACCAGGTGTACGACAAAGTCGACTTTGGCAGCTACGCCGACAACTACTACACGCAGGTAACCGTCGACCCGGAATCGTTTGCAGCGGCCACGGTGCAGACCGGCAGCGCCCCGTACCGCACCCTGCAACTCAACACCCTAAACGCAAGCACCGCGCAAGCCACAGACTACGCCAACTATCTGCTGAACAACTTTGACACGCAAGGGTTTGCACTGCTTTCGATCAGCTGCCTGGCCGAGGCGCAAAACACGTTCAAATTGGATGCGGTCAGCGGCGAAACCGGCAACCACATGGCAACCATTCCAGGCACCCAGGTCAACGTGACGTTTCGTGGCACTACGTTTGCTTGCATCATTGAGGGTGTCAGCATGTCGGCTACGCCGGCGTCGTCGCGCTACACCTACTACCTGTCGGGCGCTGACCTGAACGCGTACCTGATTCTGAACAATGCGGTGTTCGGCAAGCTGGATAGCAACAAGTTAGGATACTGAGCATGGCTGTGAAGACGTTTACGACGGGTGAGGTGTTGACTGCGTCTGACACGAACACGTATTTGGCGAACGCGGGCCTTGTGTACGTCGGAGGAGCGGCATTTGGAGGGGCTACGTCAGGCACGTTTGACAACGTGTTCACCACCACGTATGACTCGTACCGAATCGTCATTTCAAACGCTCAAGGAGTCAGCCAACTCAATTCGTGGTACATGCGTTTCTTGGACACAAACGGAACGCCGCTCACCACCAGTTACTACTCCACCAGTTACGGTCAAGACTTTGCATCAGGCACCACCGGCTTCTTGACATTCAGCACAACTATTGGCGTGTATCTTGGGCCGATTGCCAATGCGTCAGGCAGCGGTGTCGTATTGGACGTGTACAACCCGCGACTCTCTGCAACCACAGCAGTAAGCGGGCAGTACACAACTGTCTATTCCGGGTCACAGTTCAGCGGTGGAACAATCTACGGCTGGTACACAGCAACTACAGCAATGCGCGGGTTCGCAATTTACAACAACGCAGCAACCGCTCTAACGGGAACAGTGAGAATCTATGGCTACCGACAAGCCTAAGCGCCTCGTCTATGACGCTCTAACTGGAGAAATCAGCGAAGTTGACATGACTGAGGACGAACTGCAGCCGATACCGCTGCAAATGACGCCCGAGGAAATCGCGGCCCTGCCCGAACCCACCGAACCGCTCGAATGACAACGCGGTGGGTGATACCCGCCGCAACCGTGTCCCTAGCCCTCCTATGGCCCGGCAACGCCCACGCCATCGGCTGGACATGCTGGGAAAGCAACACCGTCAGCTGGGCTATGACCCAACCCGACGACCACTACGCAGCTGGTTTGCGCCCTACCTGGGCAGATTGCCTTGCCTGGAAGGATGGCGACCCCGGCCCCGAATACGTCTGGTCATACGGGCAACCCAACCCCACCACAACTTCCGCAGCTGCCACCAGCACCACCGAACCCGCAACGACGACGACGTCCACCACGGTGCCCGAGACAACCACCACCAGCTCGACGACAACTCCCACGACAACCGCCCCCGCCACAACAACAACCGCAGCTCCAACCACGACCGCTGCCCCCACCACGACAACCACGATCCCGCCCACGGTGCCCAACGCCGCACCCACGACGACCTACCAGCCGACAACAAGCACCAACCAGCCGAGCACAACGCAACCAACCGCAAGCACCAGCCAAACGTCGACTTCTTCCACATCATCCCTCCCGATAGAAACGACCAGCACCGTAACGCAAACCACCGTCATGCTTGCGGATACCCGCGCCACACGCGCCGCTCAAGTGATCCGCGCACAGCTCGCACCGGGCGTCACCCCAATGCAGGCACAAACCGTCATAATCGTCACTACAGCCCTGCAGGCCGTGTCCGTTACACGCGCTAGGAGGCGCTGATGAAATCAGAACTACGGGCACTGCCACTAACCCTGCTCGGGTCGTGGTACGTCATCATCACTTTGGGTGGCTCCACAAAGGCCGCCGCAATCTGGGGTACCATCGTCGGAGTCGTCCTACACTTTGCCCTAACCGCTGTCATAAAGGACGACCAATGAAGTTCACCACTGTCGTAGCCCGCATTCTTGCCGTATTCGGCACCAGCGCCCTGTCAGCGCTCGCCGGCGGCGCAATCCTCGGCGTGGATCTCGCCAAAGCGGCTGGCATGGCAGGCTTCATGGCCACCGCCCAAGTCATCGAGCGGGTGCTACGCGCCTACTACGAAGATGGCGTGCTGACCAAAGAAGAGCTTGACAAGGCGGTCGGCGGCAAGCCATGACCCGCAAATACCCGTACTACCCGGCGTGGGACGGCAAGAAACCCAGCGCCCTGATTCTGAAGTGTGCTGACCTGTCGCGCCGGCGTTGGCCTGGCACCACCAATCTGGGCACCTACGTCAACCGCGACATGCGCGGCAAGCCCGGCCAGAAGTCGGTGCATGCCACAGGGTTCGCCCTCGATCTTGGGTACAAGGACGAGGCGCAAGCACGGGAGATCTGGGATTTCTTTGTCGGCAACAGCCTGGCGTTGAACGTGGCGGAGGTGCATTGGTACACGTTTGGCAAGTTCGGTGCTGGCTACCGCTGTTCCCGTGGCGAAGGCAAGAAAGGCGTCAAGATTTACGAGAACGCCGAGGAGTCGGCTGGCACTGGCGGCAAATGGCTGCACATCGAGCTGGTTGACATGGACGTGGCTGAATGGGAACAGCGTTTCCGCGCCCTGAAGCCCAAGGAGCCGGCGGGCGGGTAGGACACGGCCGCCGGTTAGGTGGGTGGGGTCGAGCTTCTCCCCGGCCCCATCCACCACCCCCCTTCATGCTTGCATTAGGGTGCCCACTGTCGCCCTACCGACAAGGAGAACCCAATGAACCCCGCAGAATTCTGGTTTATCAGCATCCTCATGTTCGCCGCTGGCTACTGGACATGCCGATGGCTGGGGTGACACCCGTGTACGGGTACACC